ATGCCCTTTCACCCACCGCGCTGGGCGAGGAGGGTGGCGTGCCCGGCGGCAGTTTCGACGATGACGGCGTGCCCGAGGCCTATGCGCTGACGCTGCCCGATGGGCTGGCGCTGGATGCCGGGGCGATCGCCGAGGCGACGCCGGTGTTCCGCGAGCTCGGCCTGTCGAACGCCGCCGCCAACAGGCTGATGCCGGTGGCGGCGCAGTTTGCGCAGCGCGTGCAGGACCAGGCCAACCGCCAGCTGCTCAGCCATGTCCAGGCCGAGCGCAAGGCGTGGCTCGACGCCGCGCGCGCCGACCCGGAGATTGGCGGGGCGAAATGGGGCGACACCATCGCCACCGCCGCCGCGGCACTCGACCGGCTCGGCTTCACCAGGGGATCGGCGTTCCGCAACCTGCTCGACGAGAGCGGGCTGGGCAACCATCCCGACATGATCCGAGCCTTTGTCAAGGTCGGCAAGGCTGTTTCCGAGGACAATGATTTCGTCCTCGGCGGCGGCATCCCGCGCACCCGGCGCGACCGAGCGGAGACGCTCTATCCCCACGACCAGCCCAAAGGAGGGCAGTAAGCCATGGCCACGATCGGCAACACATTCCTGAATCTCATCGACATGTACAAATCGGCCGGCGGGCAGGAGGCCCAGCTCGGCGAAGTGGTCGAGGTGCTGCGGCAGCTCAACCCGCTGATGGAAGACGCGGTCACCGCCGAGTGCAACATGGGCACGTTCCACCGCCACATGATCCGCACCGGCCTGCCGACCGTCACCTGGGGCATGCTCTATCAGGGCATTCCGCAGTCCAAGTCGACCACCCAGCAGGTCGACGACACGACCGGCTTCGTCGAAGGTCTGTCGACGGTCGACACGCGCCTGCTCGACATCTCGCCCAACCCGGCGGCGGTGCGGCTCAATGAGGCGCGCGGTTATCTCGAGGCGATGGCGCAGGAGGTGCAGAAGGGCTTCTTCTACCACGACACCGCGACCACGCCCGAGCGCTTCAAGGGCCTGGCGGCGCGCTATGGCAAGATCGGTGGCGGCGGTGCCGGCAACCAGATCGTCAATGCCGGCGGGACGGGATCGGACAACACCTCGATCTGGTTCGTCACGCATGGCGACGCCTACACCACGCTGCTTCACCCCAAGGGCACCAAGGCCGGCGTGACGCGCGAGGACAAGGGCGAGCAGCGCACGCTCGATGGCAATGGCGCGGTCTATTACGTCAAGGAGGAGCTGTTCCGCCAGCATGTCGGCGTCGCGGTGCGCGACTGGCGCTTCAACGCGCGGATCGCCAACATCGATGTCAGCGACGTCTCGGCCGGCACGGTCGATCTCTACAAGTTCATGCGCAAGGCCTATTACAAGCTGCAGGCGCGCCGCGCGCCCAAGATGCAGGATGTGCCTGCGGTCGGCCGCACGGTCATCTACATGAACCGCGACATGCTCGAGGCGCTCGACGCACTCGCCACCAACAAGGGCGCGGTCGACAGCTTCGTGCGCCTCACGCCGATGGAGCTCGAGGGCAAGGAGGTGATGTCGTACCGCGGCATCCCGATCCGCGAGACCGACGCGCTCATCAATGCGGAAAGCCTCGTCAGCTAAAAATCGGAGATATCATCATGATCCTGGATGCAACCACGCTGTTCTCGGCGGCGCAGGCGGTGACCGCCACCGCGCCCTCCACCAACGTCATCGATCTCGGCCAGACGGGTACGGTGTTCGGCGCCGCGACGGCGATCACGCGCGACGTCGGCAAGGGCGCGACGGTGCCGATCGCGATCCGCATCGCCGAGAATTTCAACAATCTCACCTCGGTCACCGTGACGGTCGAGACCGACGACAATAGCGGCTTCTCCTCGCCGACCACGGTGTTCAGCTCGCCGGCCTATGCGTTGGCCGATCTGCAGGCCGGGGCGCGGCACCTGCTGCCGGATGCGCTGCCGATCGGTACCGCGGAGCGCTATGTACGCCTGAAATATACCCTGGCCGGCACCGCCCCGACCACCGGCAAGATCACCGCCGGCATCGCGGCGGGCCTGCAGACCAACGGCTGAGCCGGGCGAAGCGCGCGCCGCGCGAAGCTGGACCGCGCCGCATGAGGTCTATGTCGACGGCGTGCTGCATCCCGCGGGCGTGCGCTTCACCACCGCCGCACCGCGCGGTGCGGCCTGGCTATCATCGGACAGCCCGGTCCAGGCGCGCCCGACGCGCTGACCGGTGCCCGTGGGGGAACGGGGTGCTCCTGCCCGTTCCCCCACTTTACTTTTTGTCACGCCGCCCGGCTGATCGTCCGTGCGCCGCCGGCATGGCCGGCGATCAGATCGACCATCGCGGCGACCTGGGACGGCGGCAGATCGTGCGCCATGGCGTCGATCACCTCCAGCCGCGCGCCGGGGATGCGACGCGCCGTATCCACGCCATTGGCCAGCGGGACGAGGGGGTCGGCGGCGCCGTGGATCACCAGGGTGGGCGCGGTGATCGCGGCGAGCCGCGCCACGCGGTCGCGGTCGGCGATGATCGCGAGCAGCTGGCGCCGCGCGCCGGCCGGATCGTAGCTGCGGTCGAACGCGCGGCCGGCCATCTCTTCATAGGCACCGGCCGGGCGCGCCGGGTCGGGATAGGAAATCGCCTGGAGCACCTTGATCCCGGCGGCGACGGCTTCCCCGCGCGTCGGTTGCGCCGGGCGGCCGGCCATCAGCAGCTTGCGCAACGCTGGCGTCGGGCCGGGCAGGCCGCGCGCGCCGCTCGACGACATGACCGAGGTGAGGCTCAGCACGCGGTCGGGCCAGCCGATCGCGACATGCTGCGCGATCATCCCGCCCATCGAGGCGCCGACGACATGCGCCTGGCCGATGCCCAGCGCGTCGAGCAGGCCGACCGCGTCGGCCGCCATGTCACGCAATTGATAGGCGAGCGGGACGCGCAGCCCGAAGCGGATCGCCAGCATCGCCCAGACCGGGTTGACCGCCGGCGCGCCATGCAGGTGCGTCGACAGCCCGATGTCGCGATTGTCGAAGGCGATGACGCGAAAACCCTGCGCCGCCAGCCCCTCGACGAACGGGTCGGGCCAGGCGATCAGCTGCGTGCCCAGCCCCATGATCAGCAGGATCGTGGGGTCGGCCGGATTGCCGGTCTCTTCATAATAGAGCTCGACGCCATTGGCGGGGACGATGGGCACGTAGCGATCCTGTGTGACGAAGCGGTGACAATCCTCCATGAGGGGTCAGGGTTCCGTGCATGTCAAGCATGACCTGATTCAACCGATCGCCCCGTGCGGCTAGATCAGCGGGCATGACCATCAGCATCACCACCTGCAACCTGGCGCTGGGCGAACTTCGCGCGACGCCGATCATCGACATCGCCGAGGACACGACGGAGGCGCGCGAGTGCGCGCGCTATTATCCGCAGTGCCTGCGGATCCTGCTCGAGCGGCACGACTGGTCGTTCGCCAACCGGCGCGCCGCGCTGGCCGAACTGGCGAGCAACGACCGCGCGGCGGAATGGGCGCATGCCTATGTCCTGCCGGCCGGCTGCGCGACGCCGCTGCGCCTCGTCGCGCCGGGCTGTTACGGCGCGGACTTCATTGTGGAGAACCGCACGCTCTACACCTCGCTCGGCAATGCGGTGCTGGAATATGCCGCCTATGACGTGACCGATGGCGAGATGTCGGGCCTGTTCGTCGAGGCGCTGTCCTATGCGCTGGCGGCGCGGCTCGCCGTGCCGATCCGCGACAGCCACGAGAAGAAGGGGCAGTTGCTGCAACTGGCCGAGCTCGCCTTTCAGCGCGCCGTGGCCGAGGACCGCAACCGCCAGCCCCGGCGCGACGCGATCGGCGAGGATGTGGTGGCGCTGGTCAGGCTGGGGGCGGCGCTGGGCCGCCACGTGCTGTGATGGCGCCGCGCACCGGTCAGCCCAATTTCTCCAAGGGCGTCATCTCGGACGAACTCGTCGCGCGGATCGACGTCGCGGCCTATGCCAGCGGCCTGCGCCGCGCCGAGAACGTCATCGTGCTCAAATATGGCGGCGTGACCAAGCGGCCGGGCACGCGGCTGGTCGCCGAGGTCTATGCCGACCAGGGCGTGCGGCTGATGCCGTTCCAGTTCTCGCTGACCCAGACCTATGTGCTGGAAATGGGGCAGGGCTATATGCGCCCGGCGGCCAATGGCGGGCTCGTCGTGGAGGAGCGGCTGACGATCACCGATATCGCGCCCGGCGCGACCACGGTGATCGCGGCCGCCTATCACGATTATGGCATCGGCGATCAGGTCTTCTTCGACGGGGTCGAAGGCATGACCGAGCTCAACGGACGTATCGCTCGCGTGGTCGGTGTGCCGGATGGTGACCACATCGAGGTCGACGTCGATTCGACCGGTTTCGGCGCGTTCACCGGCGATACCGGCGGCATCACCCGCGCGGGCACGCCGCCGCCGCCCCCGCCCCCGCCACCCGTTCCCCCACCGGCACCGGCGCCACCGCCACCGCGGGTCGGCGGTGGCGGCGGCTATTGCGTCGCCGACGACACGCCGATCCTGCTCGCCGATGGCAGCGAGATCGAGGCCCGCTTCCTCGTGCCGGGCACGATGGTGCGCACGCGGCACGAGGACACGCTGCGCTGGGGCACATGGCCGGTGAAAGCGATCAGCTTTGCATGGGCGCCGGTGATGGCGGCGATGTTCGGCGACGTGCGAATCCGCGCGACGCGCGATCACCGCTTCTGGGTCGATGGCGAGTGGGTGGCAATGTCGCGGCTCGGCGTGGATGATGGCGAGGCGTGGGTCGCGCAGATCACGGTCGCCGAGGCGCACACCTATGTCTCGGCCAACATATTGTCGCACAACATCAAGATCGGAGACATTCCGTGAGCGTGACACGCATCTATCGCGTCGGCGCGCCGTTCAACGGCGCGGAGCTGGCCGAGCTCGATTTCGAGCAGTCGGCCAACGTCATGTACCTGGCGCACCTCAACCATGCGCCGACCAGGCTGACCCGCGCCGACCACACCGACTGGACCTTCGCCAGCGTCACCTTCGGGCCGACGCTGGCGACGCCGGCCGGCCTTTACGCGACGGCCTACACCCCCAACACCGACGCGGCGAACAGCGGTGACGGCTATTTCCCGATCAGCTCCTCCTATGTCGTGACGGCGATCGACGATGTGAGCGGCCAGGAGAGCCGCCCGTCGAGCGCCGCCGCAGTGACCAACGACCTGTCGCTGAAGCGCAACCATACCGACCTGACATGGAGCGCGGTGAGCGACGCGACGCGCTACCGCGTGTACAAGGCCGACAATACGCAGGAATATGGCTATATCGGCCAGACCGTGTCGACGAGCTTCATCGACGACAATATCGGCCCCGATTATGCCGACGGCCCGCCGGTCGGCGACAACCCGTTCGCCGGCGCCGGCGACTATCCCTCGACCGTGACCTTTTTCGAGCAGCGACTGCTATGGGGGCGGAGCAACAACCACCCCAATGCGATCTGGGGCTCGCGCTCGGACATGTTCGAGAACATGGACGTGTCGCGCCCGATCAAGGCGAGCGACGCCTTTTCCTTCGCGCTGGTCGCCGGGCGGGTCAATGCCGTCAACCAGCTGGTGTCGATGAACAATTTGCTGGCGCTGGCATCCGACAACATCTTCAAGATCGAGGGCGGCCAGAACGGCTATATCTCGGCGACCGATTTCGTCGTGCGCCGGCAGAACGGGCGCGGCGCGTCGCGGCTGTCGCCGCTCGTCATCGACAGCGTGTGCTTCTACCAGACCGGGGTCGGCAACGGGGTGCGCACGCTGGGCTATCAGTTCCAGACCGACAGCATCGATTCGAACGATGTGACGATCTATTCCCCGCATTTGTTCCGTGGGCACGACATCGTCAGCTGGGCCTATGCGCAGGAGCCGCGCTCGCTGATCTGGGCGGTGCGCAGCGACGGCAAGCTGCTGTGCTTCACCTGGGAGCAGGAACAGCAGGTGTGGGGCTGGACGATCTGCGAGACCGACGGGCTGGTCGAGAGCGTGGCGGTGGTATCGGAAGGGACCGAGGACCGGCTGTACCTCACCGTGCGCCGCGGCGGGAAGCTGCTGATCGAGCGCATGGCGGCGGCGCGCTGGGCGTCGCTCGAGGAGAGTTGCTTCCTCGACAGCGCGGTCTCCTATCTGTTCGATCCGCCGCAGCGCGTGCTGCGCAACCTCGACCATCTCGAGGGGCGGACGATCGCCGCGCTGGCCGATGGCAATGTCGTGTCGGGGCTGGTGGTGAGCGGCGGCACGGTGACCTTGCCGTTCGACGCGACCCGGGCATGCGCCGGCCTGCCGTTCAGCGCGACGATCGAAACGCTGCCGCTCGCCGTCCAGAACCAGCAGGGCTGGACGGTCGCCCGGCCGCAGACCCAGACCAAAGCGGTGGTGCGCGTGATCGACAGCCGCGGGCTGAAGGCCGGGCCGGACGACGCCGGCCTGGAGCCGCTCCGCGCGCGATCGAGCGAGCCGCCGGGCGCGCCCAATGCGCTGAAGAACGGGCTGCTGGAGACGTGGCTCAGGCCGGCGATCAACGGCGGCGCGCGGCTGGTCGTGCGCTCCGACGACCCGCTGCCGATGACCGTGACGGGGGTCTATCTCGACCCCTCGGTGTCGGCGTGACTTCCCTCTCCCCTTGGGAGAGGGAGGGAGCCGCGAAGCGGCGGAAGGGTGAGGGCAGGTCAGTGTACCTGCCCTCACCCCGCGCTGCTGCGCAGCTTGCCCCTCTTCCACAGGGAGAGGGGAAGAAGATCACCATCCTCCCCGCGCACCCCACCCACATCGCGCCGATCGCCGCCCGCATGCGCGCCGCCGATCGCGTCGAGTGCGCCGCCATGGGCCACACGCCCAGACAGGCGCTGCGGGCCGGCCTGGCGCTGTCGACGCTCGCCTGGACCGCGCTGGTCGATGGCCGGGCCGAGGCGATGTTCGGGCTGGTCGTGACCAGCGCGCTGGGCGGGGAGGGCCGGCCGTGGATGCTCGGCAGCGACGCGATCCATGACCATCCGCGCGCCATGCTGCGCCGCGCGCCGCGCTTCCTCGCCGCGATGTTCGCCGCGGCGGCGCGGCTTTCCAACCTGGTGGCGGCGGACAATGTCCGCGCGATCCGCATGCTGCGGCGCTGGGGCTTCACCATCGACACGGAGACGACGATGATCAACACCATCGCTTTCAGGCTTTTTCACGCGGAGCGGCGCTGATGTGCCCGCCCGTCCTCGCCATCGCCGCCGCGGCGGTGACCGCCACCGGCCAGGTGCTGAACGGCATCGGCCAGGCGCAGCAATATCGCCATCAGGCCGAGGTCGACGACCAGAATGAGCGGCTGGCCAACGACCAGGCGCGCGATTCGATCGACAACACCAACCTTGAGGCGCAGCGCCGCTATCGCCAGCTCGCCGCCACCCGGGGCCAGCAACAGGCGGCGATGGCGGCGAACGGCCTCGACCTGAACTTCGGCTCGCCGGCCGCGGTGCAGCGCGACACGGCGATGATCGGGGCGGAGGATATCGGCCAGATCTACAAGGGCGGATATCAGCGCACCAAGGGCTTCGATATGGACGCGCTGAACTATCGCGGCCAGGCCGCCGCCGACCGCGCCAGAGCGAGCGGCGCGCTGACACAGGGGTTCTTCAGCGGGCTGGGGAGTGCGCTGGGTGGGGCGTCGCAAGTCAACTGGGGCGGTGGCGGCAAGTCGATCAGCAACCGGCTCTAGCGTCGTCGCTTATTTTTGCTAAAGGGCGCCGTAATGGGATACCGGCT